AGATTGCGCTTTTGATCTAGTTCTGTGCCGCGAACAAAGCCACGGATTTCAAATGTCATAACACCACGGCGACGACCTGCGCCAGGTATGCCCATGGTAATTGTTTCTCTGCTTTCAGTGGTCTGTTGTACTGACAGTGCAGGAAATTGTGTAATGGCTAGTTTTTCAACATCAAATGGATCGCGTGTGACCAACACGGGTCGTGGCTCTTGAATATCTTCAAGTGCTTGAATGATGTTTTGAGCAGTAGTTTCTCTAATGCTCATCTGGTTAATCTCAATGAAGTGATACTGGCTTTTTCAGCTGAAGTAACAGTGTTATTGTCATCAAGATCATATTCAACACCCAGGCGTAGACATAGATCCATTTCGTGTTCAAAACGACCTGTGTAATAATTCATCATTATTTGGAATCTGTCTTCATTGCCCTGTGTTTCAAACTTTGATAGTTTGGGGCAAATATGAAATGCCAGTGCGTGGTATACAGTGGCCTGTGTCCACTGCGTGGCAGTGAGCAATGCTGGATCAAAGACTAAGTTTGGTGTGCCTTTGCTTTTTTTGTAACTCTGGAACCAACGAACTTGTAGAATTCTGTTGATCTCTGTTTCGCTACGAGCTAGCTCCGCATCAAAATCTATGACCCCATAGTCAGTTACTGTAGATTCGACCATCAATAGGTCATCAAGTGTTGCGTATGCCATAGCGAATGTCCTTCATTCAAAAAAATCATTAGTCCTTCTAATGATATAGTATTTAGTTAGCGCCTAAAAAAACGGGTCTAAAATAGCCAAGAAAAAAGGACTGCTTTTGACAGTCCCTTTTTCAATTCAACTAGATTAAGTTAGATTACTCAATGCTAGAGTCAAACTGTGCATAAACACCAGCGGCATTGTAAAGAATACCATGACCGTAGATTGCTGAACCAACAATGTCAAAGCCACGCTTGGTAGCTTCACGCTGTGATTCAATACGGATGTCTTGCATCATGGCTAGACCAAATGCATCTTTGTGCATGACCACGCAGTTGTAGTCACCAGCGGCACCAGCGGCAACATTAACTAGGCTTGACTGATACACAGGAACACCACCTAAGGTACCCATGAAGCCATTGCGTAATGCGTCATTACCAATTTGGCTTGCTGGGGCAGCAAAAGTGCTGGTCAATGTAGATGCGATATCATAGGCTACATTTGGGTGTAGAACGATAGCGCAGTCATTGGCTGTGTCATAGCCTTGAGCACGAAGTTTAGCAATTGCTTGGAACAACAATGCTGGAGTTGCTGTGGTTGTAGCACCACCAACACCTGCGTTCAAGTTAGCCACATTGCTTAATAGGTCTGTGTCCATCTTGCGAGCGATTGCTTCACCAAACAAGCGACCAATGTCTGCAACAACATTGCTTGCTGATGCCATAATGGCCAAATCACTGATCTGAGCAGCGATACCAACTTCTGATACTGTTAAAACAGCACCATCTGTAGAGATAGCTGTGAAACCAGGTGCAGTACCTTCAGTTAGGCCAGCGGCTGTCTGCTTAGGATAGATAGGCACTGTAACAGTCTTACCATTGCCTGGGTTTAGAGTATAATTACGCACCAATCCACGCATGATGGATTTTTCTGATGCAACGAATAGGGCTTCTGCTACTATACTAGGTAACAGGTCGTTTAGGGTAGTTGTATTTGTAATTGTCATTTAAGACTCCTTTAGTTAATTAGACAATACCGTTTTCTTTACGGTATTGACGATATATTTCACGATCTTCTGGATTTTTCATATCCAACTTCGTAATGTCTACTTTGCTGGGAGCCTGATTAGAAATTGCTGATCTAGCATTGGTGGTAGCAGGCGTTGCATTTACAAAGTGCGGATTCGAATCTAAGAATTCTCGCACTAGATCTTCAACTCCTAATGGTTGTCCTGAGTCTCTGTATCTAACTGAGCCATCAGTAGCAACTACTTCTACTTCACCATCTGCATTAAGGCGTACTTGGTTACTCAACAGTGCCTTGACCTGTTCAGCGTTGACTGCACGATATTGGGCAGCGGCACTGAGCAAGGGGGTGTTGACCTTGTACTCCTTGATCACTGAATCTCTTTTCTGGATTTCAGCATCCTTTTTAGCAGCCATTTCCTGTAGAGTCTTTTCAAACTCCCCACGCTTGATTTGTTGTTCCTGTTGACGCTTTTCAAACTCACTTTTAATGGTTCTAAGCTCATCAGGATCACCTAAGTCTTCATACTTACTGGCGAATTTTTTCTCTAGTTGAGATTTATTTCTTGCCAATATAGCGTTGACTTCTTCTTGCGTAAATGTCTTTGCTGCCTGTGCCTGCTGTTCTGTTTCAGAGGCAGCAGTTGCCTCTATATTGCCAATGTTTTGATCGGTCATTGTATCCTCGCCTCTTTAAAGAGTTTTATAAAGTTATTTATAGCATTTAACCTAAAATGCTGGTAAATGTAGTTATTCCAGCCTAACTAGGGTTAATTTAATCTTGAAGTTTTGATCTAAGATCATTTAAGGTTTTGCGATCCTGCTGTATCAACACAGGCACTGGTGTTGCATAATCTCCGTAGCCAGGATATGAATACAACCATTCATGCTGTAAATCTAAAGAATCCAGTTCCTCAGCCATGGCTTCAATTATGGTGTTAGGGTAATCAACTAACCACATACGGGCTTGATACTGATCTAATAGAGGAATAACTTTATGATCATGCCATGGCACAATGTCTATCAATCCCTTGACATAGGCAGCGTAACTCCAAGGGCATTCGCGTTGAATACTCTTGAAGTACGCTAACCAATCAACGCTTTGGTGGCTTTTTGCCTCGTCCACGGCCTCTTCCCATAGTTTTCTTCATTTTACGCTCCTCTAGTGTTAGATGTGTTGGATGAGTAATGTCTGTGTGTGCTACTGTCAAATAACTAATAAGATTGCGAGCTATGCTCTCTAGTCTGATAATGTCTATGCGACTGCGCGGCATTGAATTTTCTATTTTGCCTAATAAACTATTGCAACCCCTGTGTAGTACTTGCCTCAGTAATCCTGTTTTGTGATCGTGATCTAGAACTGCATCATCAATAATAATTTCTCTGCACAGAGCACATAGATTATTTTGTTTGATCAGTTGTGCCTGGCGGTATGTTGATACTTCTTTGTATTTTAATTTCACTTCTTTGCTTTCTTTGCTCTAGATTGGCTTGCTTTAATTGCCTGTGCTTGTCTAACCGCTTGTGGTCTGGTTGGATATACCTTACCTGTAGTACCGTACTGCCAACCTTTTCCTCCACGCGGACCAGTTGCTCTATGTATGGGCATGTATGCTCCTTATTCATGTTTGTGAACATAACCTTTAGCCGCATAGGCTACATGTTCTGCTTCAGTGCGAGCAATGTATTCATCACCCGTTTCTAGATCAATCATAACATGTGGATCAAATGGTTCTTGTGCTGGCAGTTGAGCCGCTGGCAAATATTCTGTAGTAGCTAATACCAATAGAGGATCTTCATCTAGAAGTTCTACCAATTCATGATCTATCAAGGTTAACACTCTAGGATCAGTGGCAGCACTTTTGATCTTGTTGAGTTTTTCTACATCTGCCTGTTGGTCACGGATTGAGAATGATCCTGGATAGTCTATTTCACCCATCCATTGTTGACCCTGATATTCAAACCAAAACTGCCATATCTGCTCTTCTGTAAGTTCTAGATTATCTGCTTTTTCACTCAGTTTGGCATTGAGTAATTGGAACTCCTGCTCCTGTGCTACACCACTCATTCTTCTTGATTCAGTGCTTCTTATTGAACCTGTGTTGGCCATCTTGTCAATGGCTTCTGTGGCGTGATTAATGGCTGTAAAGATACTGCCTATGTCTGTGCTCACTGCCAGCATATATGGTTTGAGTCCTGGATCTAGATTGTCTTCCATCTGTATGATTGCACCTGCACCTGCTGATGCTTCTGTGCCTGGTGTTTTAACCAATGCTGGATGACCATTGACTCTCACTGACTGTTCTACTTCTGAGTTGAGATTATAGATAAATTTCTGTGCGGCTGCAATGTCACTGATATCACTGACACCAATACCTCTTACAGGGCTACGATGATTGTAGGCCAACACCGCAGGTATCTTACCTAGTCCATTGGGTTCAATAGTTTCTTCTTGTACTGCACGACTGCGATTGTTCACTATGTAGGTTGTGATTGTTTCTTTGGTCCATTCTCTCACTGTGGCAAATGTGTCATTGCTTTCTTCAATGTATTTGAAATATGTCAGTTCAAATTGACCATTGGGCTTGCGATTCCAATGCCAATCTGTAACAGTAAGTGGTGTTACTAAATTTACATAGGGTCTAACATTTAACAATGATTCATCACTGCGTGTTACAGCACCTACACTAGGCTTGACTACCAATACCCAGCAATGACCAAACACTGAACTCCATACTGCCACTTCTTTCATGAACGCATCAAATGAACGGCCATCCATGTCTGCATCTCTAAGGAACATTTCTAACTCAAAGGATTCGCTGTTCTTAGAAAAGTCTCGTTCTGGAGTTTCACGGAACAAGAATGAAATATAAGTTGAGATCACTGATTTGCAGTGATTTTCCAAATGAGTGCTGTTGATTCTAGCAGAATATTCACTTTCTGTTTCGTTAACATAGCGTGTCAAATATCCACCACGCTGGTACTCAACTCCGCCCATGTATGAGTTTAATAAGTATTCCCAATGGTCTTGATTTCGTTGATAGAGCAGATTAGTGCTCATTACTTCTACATATTGTTCTAATAGCGTTTGATTCATTTTTTTTCCTCAGTTAGGCTGAAATCTGATGAGTCCAGCGGCGAGGAGCATGTTTGTTTTCTTCTCTTTCACGCTTGACTGGGAATAGATAGTCTATCATATAACCCAAGGCATCCATCATGTGATCATAGCCTGAATCTTTATCAGGCTGTGTGGTACCTTCTTTATATGTATGACGCTCTAAACCTTCTATTGTATATTTACATTTAGGACTAAAAAATAGGTGTCTAATACCAGTGCTGCCACAGAGACGACTGTTGACTGCATTTATTCTATCCCGTATGGGTGTGTGACTCATAGGACACTTGACTATGAATCCTGCGTTTTGCAAGATGGTAAGGTCAGTAGAGCCGCCTGCTGATGTTTTTCTTTGGCGACTGGCTGGATCTGGGAATGCCCAGATTTTGCTCTTTGGATATCTTTGTTTAATTTCGTCCACCGCTTCTTGGGTGTTAGAAGAAAACATACGGATTTCGTCAATGGCATACAGTGTATCTCCTCGTCTTATAGCAATAGTTACACTCATAGGATCAATGTTAAAGTCCCAACCTGTGTAGAGCACTGCTAGATCTTGCTCAGTAACTTCACCTGGCACTACATTCTTGTCTCTGATGAAATTGTAATAGATGCGACCAGCATAGGTTTCAAATGTGGCCATAAACTCTTGACGGAAGGTGCGTTCATCTAAATCTGCTTTAGCGGCTGCAATTTCTTCTTCAGGTACTTGTCCACCTTCAATTGTGGTATAGGTAAAGCTGGCCCAACTGGTGCTGAGTGAATACTGCTGATATAGATCATGAGCCCAATTGGCCACGCCCTTGGGTGTACCAATAAACATGGCTGAACCTTGACGGTCTGCCAGTGTTGGGCGCAAGACTTCATACCAAGCTTCTGGATCTATGTCAGCAAACTCATCCATTACTAGAAAATCTAGGCCAACACCACGCAGACTGTCTGCGTTGTCAGCACCTTTGAGACTGATCACTGAATTGTTTTTGAGATAAATGGTCAATTCACTTTCATTGATCTTGCGAACCCAACGCAGATCCTGTAGGCGATGTTTGAGTTTGCGCCACACAATCTGTTTGGCCTGGCGATAGGTGGGTGCCACAAACCAAGCTTCACTATTGGGCACACTGGCAGCACGGCATAGTTCACGAATAGCCAAGTGTGTTTTGCCAAAACGGCGTCCACAAATGGCTACCTTAAAACGAGCTGGGCTTTCAGCTATGGTTTTTTGTGCAAGACTTAGAGGCATTAGGCTGAACGATTCTCAACTTTGATGCGGAAACTACGGCGATCAATTAGACCATCTGCTGTGGTTATGGCAGCTGTGACTGTGTAGACCTTGCCTACACCACCACCTGATATTTCTACATAACTGATGGTATTGCTCTGCACACCTTGGCTTTGTCGCACTAGGGGTGTTGGATCATTGGCACGAACCTGTAGAGTATAACTGACTGTGGCCAGTGTGTCACCTGTAGGTAACCATTCACTCCAGTCCATGTAATAGACCAAACGAGCGCTGGCATCTTTGCTGATCCAACTGCCTAGGGTGTCTTGATTGTATCCTGTTGTTGCGGTTGTCATAATATTGGATATCCTTTAATTTTATTTACACGAGTCTCGCTGTTTATGGTTAATATGCGAGTTTCATCGTTGATCTTCAAGTATCTAGTCTCTGGTTCAATGATCAGTCCATTGAGAGGATCTAAATGTATGATGTTGAAAGCACTTAGTTCAAATGCCTGTACACTTAGGTTAGCTGTTACACGAACTAGACTGTAGACTGTGGCAAAGAATTCACTAGTTACAATTGGTGTAATAACGCCTAGTCTAACTCTACCACCACTAATGCTGGCTGTAGCAATAACTGAATTGTTGCTGACTACATCTCTAACTCTAGTTACTGTTGCGCTCATAACCGCAGTAGTTGACATGTTGGCAGTAACAAACGCCACACGACGGCCTTGAGCAGTTAATGTTGCAGTTGCAGTCTGTATGCTTTCATTGCGGCGTAGATAAGTTGGTATTGCATTAAAACTAGTTGTAACTGTAATTTCAGACTCTGAATTTTTAATTAATTCAGCTTGTGCATTAACAATAAATTGATTGTTTAGATCTATAGTTGTAATTGCATTGAAATTTATATTGGCAGTTAAATTAGCAGTTGATTCTAATGTTACTAAGAAATCACCAATTTTAGCCACAGCGATTAAAGCAGTACCTATACTTTCTGTACTAACAGCACTAGTTTTAATTCTTAGAGGTTCTGCAGTTGTTGTAAATGATGCATTTAGATTGCTATCAATATTTCTAATTCTGGAATTATCAATTGATTGAACAAAATTACTAGACAAAGATCCTAAACCTGATCTAATAACAACTGCGTTTGAATTTACATCAGCAACAGATGATAATGAAATGTCAAGATTTTTAATTCTTGACAGATCTGCAGAAATTTCAAAGTTAGCAGTAATATTAGCTGAAGCTTGGATAATTCTAGTAAGATCTGCAGATTGACTAAATTCACTAGAAATATCAGTTTGAGCAAATACTACTTTAGTTACATTAGGTGTTACAGTACTTGAACTAGATAATTGTGCTGATGCCTTTACAAGATTCAATAAAGTAAATGTATCTGTTATTAAAGAAGAAGCATCAGTAACAGTTATAGTATAAGATGTTGCAATCAACCCACCGGCACTAGTTACATAACTGCCATTTGAAAAAGTATAATTGCTGTTAGTAACAGTACTAGAATCTGACACATAATCATAGACATCAACATTACTAGGACCATAACTACCAGTTTTGCTTCCATCACTAGGCAATTTGCTTATGAATACAGTTTCAGTAGTACCTTGAGTACCTGTTACTAAAATTGAAAGATTAGGTAAAATTGCTATACCATTTAATGATATAGATTCTGTTAGATAATCTAATCTTCTAGTGAATAGATAATCACCACTGCTATCTAATTTTATAATTTCGCCTGATACAATGTAGATGTTATCAGATTCATCTAAGATCATATCAGTTTGTGTAGCAGATATCTCTATATCACTAACTGCTTTTTGCCAAATAACAGAACCATCAGACTGACTGTGTTTAACTATAATTGAATCAAAATCAAAACTAACTAAAAATGTAATAATATCGCCATTACTAGTTAATTCTAATCTATGGCGTTGAGACTGACTAGTAGTTGCAACTGGACTAACAAGAGTTTTTTGCCAAGTTATACTAGTAGCAGTAGAATTTAATTTTGCTACTAAATGATCAATAGTATTGTCAACTGTGTTTTGATGACCTACTATATAGATACTGCCATCACTGCCAATTTTTAAATCATCAATAGAAGGAATATTTTCAATTTGTCTTGAAAATTGCACTGTACCACTATCATTATATTTTACAATAAAACCTGCTCTAACAGTACTAGATTGCCTACGACCTGTGATATAAACATTATTGGTTGCATCAACTGTTATACCAAAACCTTGATCAAAAGTATTAGATCCTGTACTACTTAAACTTCTAGACCATAGTAAAGAACCGCTGCTGTTTAATTTTATTAATACAACATCAGTGGTACTCAGAGGCGGCAGAGTTTCATAAACTCTAGTCAATACATAAACATTGCCATCATTGTCAATTTGTATAGCTTGACCTAAACTGCCTGCACCAGGCAAATTAATATCTAATCGTTTTTTCCAAATGATTGAACCATTGACTCCATGTTTGATCAATAATGGATCTCGATCGCTATTAGTTGTACCAGCTACTATATTATGAACAGAATAGATATAATCATTTGAATAATCAATTTCATTATCAACACCAAAAGTGTAATTTACAGTATCTGTTGGAGTAATACTGCTGATCCAATACTTTTCAATAATTGTTAGTGTTGATGCTAGTGTAAAATTAGATGTTAACGCAATAACACTATTTGAAATGTAATTGCTATTACAAGTTACAGAACTTGATGCTGTCAGACTTGCTGAGAATTGACTAAAATCTTCAACACTGGCTGATAATGTACTAGTGGTTGTTAATTCTACAGATGTTGCACGAATTAATTCTGCTGATGTAGTTAGATTTGCTGAGCAACTCAATGCCGCATCAAATTGTTTAATATTTTCTATTGATATTACAGTAGAAAACGCCGCATTGACATCAACTTGTAAAGATCTTAATCTTAAAACTTCATTGACTAACTGCGTAGTTGAATTTATTTCTGCTGATATTCCAACAAATTTATTAGCATTAATACTTGTAGTAGCAAATCCATTGACAACTATGTCAGCACCTTCAATGTGACTGATAATAGCTGTTAAAGTTAATGAACTAGATATACTTGCATCAACTTCTCTAGTAACAACTGCTAAAACTGTTTGACTTAATGAACTAGATATACTTGCATCAACTTCTCTAGTAACAACTGCTAAAACTGTTTGACTTAATGAAGTTGTTAGACTAATGTCAAACTGTTTGATATTTTCTACAGATGTGCTTAACGATGCAGATGAAGTAAGAGATGCATTAAACTGTTTGATATTTTCTACAGATGTGCTTAAAGATGCAGATAAAGTAAGAGTTACATCAAAGCCTTTAATGTTTTCTGCTGTAGTAGAGACAGAAAAAGCCGCTGATGTTGCGGCTTCTCCTGATCTTATTCTCAAGATATCACTTGACAACTGTGCGTTTGCATCTGCTTGAGCACTCACATAGACAGCTCTTACAGCATCTACTGCCACACTGAACACTGCTGTAGCGGCAGTATTGATATCACGAATGCGATCAACTTGTATGGCTAATTGTGCTTCAGCAAATGCAAATAATTCAACGCCTTGAATATTAGTCAGACTGGCACTTAGCGTAACTGTTACTGACATGGCACAATCAGCGCTCTTGATTAAGCCAAAATTAGCAAATAGACTGCTTTGGCTAGTGATTGTTGAATCAATGTTGCGAATGCGATTGACTTCAGCAGCCAATTGAGCATCACTGAATGCAAATAAGTCAGCACCTTCAATGTGACTGATAGTGGCTGTGACTGTTACTGACACTGCCATAGTGCAGTCCGCAGTTTTAATAACTCCTACATCAGCAGACAAACTGCCCTGAACAGCCATGGCTGCTTGGGCTTCGGCCACATAGACATAATATCCATCTGGCGTAAAATAACTGTCTTCAATGTAAAGACCGTCTTGATCTGTCTGTTCATATGACATAAATTATTCCTTGTTACAAAGTAGTTATAGTTGAAGTATAACTTGGTGTGCTTTGTGTAGCACCTAAGGCTGCGGTTGCTACCACAGTTCTTGATGTATTAGTCATACCTGTAGTGGTATTTGTCACACTTCCAGTTAATGTTGTATAGCCTGTAGTAACTGTGGCTATGGTATAACTGCCATAGGTACCATTTGTGCCTCCTGTGTCAGCAAGTTTAACAATGACATGTTGGTTGTTATCATTGTTGGCAGCAATGTGAAGATTGCCACCAATCCAAAAAATATTTCTGGCAAATAAAGCCCTTGTGCTGTGTGTAATGGTCTTGATCCATTGAAGCACTCCTGAACTATTGTATTTTAAGATGTATATTTTTGAACTAGCAACATTGACAAAGCCCGTGACATAGATGTTGCCACTTGTATCTGTTGTTACCCCTTGAAATACCATTTGACCAGCAGTAAAATCTATGGCCACCTGCCAACTGATAGCAAACTGTGGAGTTCTTTTGATCATGTAACCAGCGTTTGGATTAGTTGTGTTATTGTATTTGCCAATTTGAATTACATTATTACTACTGTCAAGACATTGATCAGTAAAAGTACATGACACTGTGCTGCCTACACCTAATCTACTTTGATAAACTGCACCACCGCCTGTACTGCTACCATTTAACTGAGCAGCCCATTGCACCAGTACACCTGTGGCTGTGGGATATAATTCGCCGCTTACATTAACTTGTCCGTCACTGGCAATGTCAATGTTAACACCAGTTACAGCAGTACTAGTAATAGTATAAGTTCTAAACCAATTCATTGTGGCGGCTGTGGAATCTAATCTAACAATAAAGGCTGCTGGTGCTGTTGAACTAAAAGCATAAGTGGTTCCTACAACATAAACTGCACCATCAGTATGGACGGCTATATCATAGGCAAGTTCTGTTCCAGTTGTGCCTGTACTGGTGTTTAGATCAAAATATCTTTGCCAATCTAATGTAAAGGAACTGGCAAGATATTTTGCCACAACAATTCTATAATTGCTACCGCTGGTATTATAATGACCACAGATATAGACATTGTTACTTGAATCTAATCTTACGCCAGTTGCTTCTGCACTAAGTAATGTTAATTTTTTACTAGTAGTAATTGCGCCACTAGGGCCATAGGCCCAAAGATAAGTTCCGTCAGCACCTGATACACGACCAGCAACATAGACATTGCCTGATGAATCAGCAATAGTAGCATCAGGTTTAACATCTATACTGGTTTCTGCGATCCATCCACCTGAGGCTGCGGCTGCTGGGACATTCAATTGAGTTAATTTAAATGCTCCAAACATTATGCAAATCCTTTGGCAATGTTAGCAAAGTAAGTTGTGCCATTGTAGTAAACTGTGATTATATCAATTGAACCATTGCCTGCTGTTAGTGTTTTGGTAATGCCTGTTGGAAATTTCATTGTGCTGGTAAATGTGGTAACACCGCCAGTGCCATTGGTAACAATAACTGTTATGCTTTGTCCTGCTACTGGTGTTGTAAATGCACTGAATGTCAAACTGGTTGCTGAGCCCATGCTGAGTGTTTGCACAGTACCATTGGCAGCATTTGGCGTAAAAGTATAAGCACCTGTGGCTGTTGAAGCAGTACCACCTGTTTCAACTAAACTGTTCATTTTTAATTGTGCAAATGTACCATTTTTGGCCACTGTGGCACCAATAATAAAATTATCTAAACTGGCACCACCTGATTTGCTACTTTCTATTTTGTCAGTCCATATTTGTCCTGCGTTGTTGTCTGCTATTGATAATAACTTACTTGTAGGATTATAGTAAACTGAAGTATTGACTCTTGTCTGTAGGTTGCCAGTATCTGCTTCAAACATGCTTAGGTAATGAGCGCCGCTGAGAGTGGTGCCAATATTAACTGTGCTGGCAACTGAAGCAGTACCAGTGACATTGCCTACTAGAGTAGCAGCCAATGTTTTATTCATGTTCCAGCGATCATCTGCTGAAGTATAGGTAATGGTTGCCGCTGTGGTAGGGCCTTCTAAGGTAATACCACCACCATTGGCTGCGGCAGCATTGGCAGCACCTTTGGCCAAGGTAATGTTAATATCGTCAACATCTAGTGTTGTTGAATTCACAGTGGTAGTTGTACCATCAATTTGTAAATCACCTGAGATAATGACTTTACCAGTGCCATTAGGAGCAAGTGTAATGTCACCGTTACTAACTGACACAATGCTTTGTCCGTTAACATCCAATGATCCACCAAGTTGTGGTGTAGTGTCAGTAATAATATCTAAGGCTGCATTTTCCCAACGAGTACTTGCACTGTTGTATCTCAATAGATGATTGTCGGCCAATGCTGTGGCATTGTTTATGTTGACATCATGAAGTTCACCTAGTTCATAACCATTTTGCACAAGAACATAGATGCGACCTGAAACTGCATTGATTTTTTCTACAAAGCCTAGATAGACCAAATGATTAGGTTCACTGGGTTTTGTAGTTGTAACTGAGCCAGCAGTTGCACCAAGATACAATGCTTGTCCTGCTGTGTAAGTGCTGGTGTCAACATTGGTTAAAACGCCTTGACAAACTACAAGACCTTCAGCACTAGCGGCTATTGATGTCTCGGCCAATCCTAGTGTCTGTGCTGATGTTGAGTCACCAGTGTTTAGGGCTCGTTTAACAGAGATCAAATCACCTTGTGCTGAAAACACATATACAGGTTCACCTTTGTTAATGGTCACTGAATCAGCGTTTATAACTTTGGCTGTTAGTTTTTCTTGGTTAGCCCATTCTAATAAACCGCTACCATCTGCTACTAATATTTGTCCTACTGCGCCTTGTGTTTGAGGAAACTCATTGCCATCAAGTATCACTGCGCCTGTGCCATTAGGAGTAATAGCAATATCACCATTACTTGCTGATACAATTGAGTTGCCATTAACATCTAGATTACCACCAAGTTGAGGCGTTGTGTCTTGCACAACATCCGTAATGCCTCCGCCACCACCTGTGGTCCATGACAGTTGGCCTGCGCCATCAGTTTTTAGTATTTGATTAGCAGTACCATCTGCTTGTGGCCACTTTTGTCCATCAAGCACAAT